AGAAGGGAACGGATTCCCTACTAAAGTAGAAATCGGCGATAGATATTCTGAGATGAAATCTGTAGATATATAAGTAATAGGTAAAATATGAAAGAATTTCTTAATGAGCTGGCTAGGTTATGGTGGATAGAAGTTGGAACAGAACTTACAAATCCTATATCCGAAAAATCCATAAGAGGCCTTAAAAAAATATTAGAAGAAGAATATGAATTCGATTCTGAAGTAATCGATTATATTATTGAAGTAACAGTTAAAACACCTAATAATTTTCATTTAGGTGATATGGATTCAAATATGGTTGTCGGTGATAACGATACAGCCGTATCTGCACACCTATATACTGATACCGATGATGAAGATGATTTGGTAGATGAAAACGAAGAGAAAGAAGAAGATGAAAAAGAAGATTCAACAGATAAAGAGAGACCTGATAGTGGGGATGATAAAGAAAAAGGTATCAAAGATATCTCAAAAGGTGCACTCACTGCTTACGAAAAAGAAAAACTAAAGAAAGAAGCGATTGATGATAAGTTATTAAAAACTAAACTTACCAATCCAACTACAGGTAATAAAAATCAAGTATCAACATTATTGGGTAAAAAGAAATCAGACCCTGCGGCATATAAGGTAGGTAAAAACTTTTTAGGTGATAAAGGTGTATCTGATGATGAGATTGAAAAACAATCAGATTCATCTGATGATACTTCATCTTTTGAAAAATCAGAACCAAATAGTAAAGAAAATACTGATAAAAAGATTAAGATAAGTGAACGATTATCTGAAAATCTTAGTTTTATTGAAGAAAATTACGATAAGGTTCGTTTAAAAACAGGTGGTGGTTCAAACTCACCATCCGTTCAAGATGTAAAAGATTTAAAAGAATTTACTGAAAAAAGAATGGCTCAAGATAAAAGAAGAAAAGAGGCCATTGAAAAAGGTGAAGAATTCAATGAAGAACCTTATGTTCATCCATCAATAGTACAAAGAAAGGTTTCTTTTAACGATTCAAAACAAGTAATGGATTACTTTGAAAAGAAATTAGATACAAAAGAATTTGGTAAATTATTAAAAAAGTTTTCAGCCGGTGGTGCAGTACCAAGACATCTAACTAAAGTAACTAAACTTAAAAAAGGTGATGAGGGGTATCCTGGTATAGATAAAAATTCACCAGGATATATTAGAGGTGTAAAAGTATTACAACTATATTTAAAAAATGATTGTAAGAGTCCTGTAACAGGTAACCCACTTCCATTAAGTCATATGGAACCAGACCACAGATTACCATTTACTACGGCAGAATCTGATATTGTAGATTCAGGTAAATATCCAGGATTGAGTTTAAAAGCAAAAAAACCTGCCGATGGTAATTCATTACAAGAAATAATGAAAAAAAGAAAAGATGAACTTACTGAAACAGAGCAAAAAATCGTAAAAGATTTAGAACCTTTACAAGCTAAGTATGATGACCCAGATACTAATATGGATTTAATGAGTGGCCCAGTAAATCAGTTTAAAAGTGATTTGATTGATAATGAATTGTTAAATTCTATCAGAAGAAAGTTGGCAGAAAATCCTGCAGAAAAGAAATTACAGAATGAATATAAGACTCTAAGAAAAAAATTAATTAGAGAACATCATGCTGATAAAGTTAGTAGGGGTGATAATCCACCATATAACGAATATGATATTAGAAATGCTGATAGTGTAGAAACCAACGCTATGATGAAGGCTCATAACTATTATCATCCAGATGCTAAAACTATTACTGAATTAGAAGGTGGTGACCCATCAAAAGGTATTCCAGCCGACCCACAGTATTATGATAAGGTAAAAGCTTTTTGGAAAGAAAAAGGAGTTGATTTACCTGAAAATAAAGAAGATATAGATTTTTCTAAAGAACCGTTTAACAAAACAATGACCATATATGTTCAGGCTGGTAGAAGTAGAGGTGGTGCAAAACGAAGAAGTAAAGGTGATGACCACAATTATATGATTGAAGAATTTAAGAAATATGGTTACTTTGGAAGCTCATTAGAAGATGATAAAGGACAAGAAAGAGTAATTGATGATGCGAGAAAATCTGTGAATAAACAATTGGACACAAAACGAATGGAAATTTTAAAAGTTCAATTAGATGACCCTAACCTTACAGGTCGTAAAAGAGAAAACAGACAAAAAGAGTTGGATGCATTACAAAAACTTTATAGTGAAGAATAAATACGGAGAGAATGAGTGAGAACGCAACTATTATGTACATTTACTACTGAGTTGGGGTTTGAATCCTTACTACAAGATATATTCAAAAGATATGAATTGTTTAGTAGAAAGATATTCATTCTTAAATTAGAACCGTCTAAAGAATTAGTGATAAGTTATAATATTATACCAAACAGAGAAAATAAGTTTTTACCTAACAGTATAATGGTACACAGAAAAAAAGAATCAAACACTATTTACACAATCAACGCATTAAACCGATTGATTAAAGAATTAAATGGTGGTAAAGAAGATAAATCTTATCAAGTCAATTGGAACGATTATCGTAATTCAATGATTCTCACCGATGGTGATGGATACAAAATTATGGGTACAAAATTGTTCCGAATAGTTGACGTTAATTAAAAAATTTTAATATTTATAGTATATGGAAGAATGTAACTGTAACGAATGTATTTGTGAATCAAAAGAAGAGTGTAGCTCATCTTGTGGTTCAAACAATCAGTGCGATTGTTGTAAATAAATTTGGTAGTTTAAAATATTTTTCGTATATTGTAACCAAATCAACACTTGGGATTAAATAGTGGTGTTGAAAAAAAAATGAAATATAATTTGGAAGTTTGAAAAAACTTTCGTATATTTGTATAAATAATAAATGTTTAACTAAAAAATGGAGTAATTATGGCAATTGATTTAAACGCTATCCGAAACCGTTTGGACAGTCTCCAAACGAAAGTAAAAAAGACTGACAATTTGTGGAAACCAAAACCTGGTAAACAACAGGTACGAATCGTACCTTATGTACACAATCCATCAAACCCTTTCATTGAATTATTTTTCCACTACAACTTTGGTGGTAAAAATATTCTATCCCCATCAACATTTGGTGAGGCAGACCCTTTATTGGAGTTCGCAGAACAACTAAAGGCGACTGGTGATAGAAATGATTGGAATCTTTCAAAACAACTTACACCTAAAATGAGAACTTACGTTCCTGTTTTAGTTAGAGGTGAGGAATCTGAAGGAATCAAATTTTGGGGATTTGGTAAAACTGTTTATCAAGAACTACTGGCTTTCTTCGCAGACCCAGATTATGGTGATTTAACAGACCCAACAAGTGGTAGAGATGTTACTGTTGAGTTTAAAACCGCTAAAGAGTTAGGGAAGAACTATCCTGAAACTTACATCAGAGTAAAACCTAATCAAACACCTATTACAGAGGATAAGAATGTATTGGAGTTGGTTAAAGACCAGATTGAACTACCTGGTATGTTTAAGAAATATACTTATGATGATATGAAAGGTTTGTTAGAAACTTGGTTAGAAACAGGTAAAGTTGGTGAAAACAATGAAGAGTCAGAAGCTCAACCAACTCAAACGAATACTAATACAGAAACAACTGAAGAGAAAGTAGCAGTTTCAACATCATCATCTGATGTGAAAGATGCATTCGAAGATTTATTTAACAATTAAAAAGTTACAGTATGCCTAAAACAAATCGTGATGAGTTATCATCGATTTTAGCAGATAATCTTAACAAAAAATTCAAAGGGCAACAGAAAGTAGCTTACTTCTTAGACGGCTCCGAAGAGACACCCACCGATTTAACTGAGTGGGTGTCTACCGGAGACGATATGTTAGATTTAGCAATATCGAATCGACCTAATGGTGGATTTCCTGTTGGAAGGATTGTTGAGGTTACTGGTTTAGAAGCGAGTGGTAAATCTCTATTAGCAGCACATACATTGGCAAACACTCAAAAGAAAGGTGGATTGGCAGTGTATATAGATACAGAAAATGCTATTAATCAAGAGTTTCTACAAGCATTAGGTGTTGATACTGAAAAGTTACTTTATGTACCTTTAGAAACAGTTGAAGATATCTTTGATGCTATGGATTCAATTATCGAATCTGTTAGAAAATCTGATAAAAATAGATTAGTTACAATTGTAGTTGATTCCGTTGCGGCGGCTACCACAAAAGTAGAACTATCCGCTGATTATGACCAAGCGGGTTACGCTACTCAAAAAGCAATCATTATCTCAAAGGCGATGAGAAAGATTACAAATCTTATCGGTAGAGAGAGAATATTGGTTGTATTCACAAATCAACTTAGAGTTAGAATGGGAGTATCCTTTGGAGACCCATACACTACATCAGGTGGTAAAGCCTTAGGGTTTCACGCAAGTTGTAGATTGAGAATGAAACAAATGGGTAAACTCAATTCTAAAGTTGGTGGTGTAGACCAAACTGTTGGTATTAAGACCAGAGTTCAGGTTATTAAGAACAGAATGGGCCCACCACTAAGAGCAGTAAACTTTGAAATCTACTTTGATAGAGGTATTGATAGATATGGTTCGTGGTTGAATACTATGAAAACATATAAGTTAGTATCACAAGGTGGAGCTTGGTACACTTGGGTTGATGAATCGACTGGAGAGGAAGTTAAATTCCAAGCTAAAGATTTTGAAAAGTTATTAACTGAAAGACCAGAGATAAAGGAACAAATGTATAATCAAATCTGTGATGCATATATCTTAGGATATAAAGAAGCCTCAGAAAGTGCAAATACAGATTCAACAGAATTTGATGACACCCACGAAATCTAATTACAGAGAAATATTTAATAATCTATCAGAATCATCAGTTGGTGATGTTAATGATAAGGTTATGATTGTAGATGGATTGAATATGTTCATCAGATGTTTTGGTGCAGTTCCAACTCTGAATGATGATGGAGAACACGTCGGTGGGGTAACAGGCTTTCTGTTATCCCTCGGCGCTCTCATTAGAAAAAACAAACCTACAAGGGTTTTAGTTGTTTTCGATGGTAAAGGTGGTTCACACCGAAGAAAACAAATGTATAGTGGTTATAAAGAAGGTAGAACAGGTCTAACAAAGGTTAATAGATTGGTTGGTTACGAAGATTTAGAGAATCAACAAGAATCTATGAAGAAAAACTTCAATCTATTGATTAAATACTTAGATTTACTACCAATTGATTTATGTTATATAGACCACATTGAAGCAGATGATGTTATGGCATATGCGGCCAAACATATATTTGATAAAGAAGTTATGATAATTTCCTCTGATAAGGATTTCTTACAATTAGTTAATGATAGGATTTCAGTATATCTACCAACTAAAAAGAAATGGATGAAAAAAGAGGATGTAAAAGAGTTGTATGGAGTTCCTTCTCACAACTTAGTTTATTACAGAATATTCGATGGTGATAAATCCGATAATATACCTGGTGTAAGAGGAATCGGCCCTAAAACCATAGTGAATAAATTAGATTTTCTTCAATCTGAAGAACTTACAATAGATACTATGTTTGATATGGTATCTGAAATGGATGATGAAAAACTGAAAAACAAAATATTAGAAAATACTGATGTTTTGAAATTAAATTACAAACTAATGCAGTTATCAGAACCAGATATTAGTTCTTCTATTACATCAAATGTACGAAACATTATCAACTCACCCATTAATGGGTTGAATTCGTTTCAGTTCAAAAAAGAGTTTATGATTGATAAATTATACACTGCTTTTAAGAATGTTGAAACTTGGTTGGTTAACACTTGGAGTGATTTAGATAAATATTCCAAACAAACCAACAAATAATTTGGTAGTTACAAAAATAATTCGTATATTAGTATCCTATGGATAAATTTGGAAATAAATTTGGAACAAGTTTTCAGATAAAAATCATATCAGCTTTACTTTCTGATAGAATTTTTTTACAAACTGTATATGATATTATCAAACCTGAGATGTTTGATTCTGATGCTAACGAATGGTTAGTTCAGAAAACACTATCTCATTTTGATGAATATTCTCAGTTACCAACATTAGATGTTTTTAAGAATGAAGTAAATAAGGTAGAAAGAGATGTTTTAAAACAATCTATAGTAGATAACCTTAAACAGGCTTGGAATCACTTAGAATCAGATGATTTGGATTATGTAAAAGAACAAACATTAGAATTCTGTAAGAATCAAACATTCAAAGGTGCAATCTTAGAATCAGTTGGATTGTTAGAAGAGGGTAAATTCGATGTGATTAAATCTCTAATAGATTCGGCGATGAAAGCTGGACAAGATACAGATATCGGACATGAGTATAAAGAAAATATCATTGAACGATATGAATCTACTGTTCGAAATGTTATACCTACAGGTTGGGATGCTATTGATGAATTAGTTGATGGTGGTTTTGGTAAAGGTGAATTAATAATGTTTGCCGCTCCACCAGGTATTGGTAAATCGTGGGCATTGGTAAATGTTGGTATGGCGGCCGCTAAGAAAGGTAAAACAGTAGTTCATTATACGTTAGAACTTAATGAGGGTTATGTAGGACAAAGATATGATTCAGTTTTGACTGGAATCGCAGTTCCTAACCTTAAATTTAATTTAGATGATGTTAGAACTCAAGTTGAAAATTTAAGTGGTGATATCATTGTAAAACATTGGCCAACTAAATCTGCAGGATTGAATACTATGAGAGCATCTTTGGATAAACTAAAGTTACAAGGTAAAACTCCTGATATTATCATAGTAGATTACGCTGATTTGTTAAAAGGAAATAGTAGAAAGGAAAGACACGAAGAATTAGAAGAAATTGTAGAAGGTTTGAGAGGTATCGCAGGTGAATATGAAGTACCATTATATACAGCATCACAAATTAATCGTAGTGGTGCAGAAGATGATATTATTACTGGTACTAAAATTGCTGGTTCATTCTCAAAACTAATGACGGCAGATTTTGTGGTATCACTTAGTAGAAAGATTGAAGATAAATTAGCAGGTACGGGTCGATGGCATGTAATAAAAAATAGATTTGGACCAGATGGTATGACTCTACCTTCAAAAGCGAATATGAGTAATGGTATAATAAACATTTACTCAGACGATTCCATTGATGGTAAAAAAACCCAAAGTGATATGAACAAAGGGGAGAGTTTAGTAAGAAAAAATTTGTTACAAAAATATAACGAAATGAATACAGATATTGATTTTTAATCCATATATATTATCACCCAGCCAACAATAAATCGAAGTATAATTAAAATTTTAAGAAAGAAATTATGACACAATTATTTACAGAAAGAGTACCATTTAAACCGTTTGAATATCCAATTTATTATACTGAAGGTTGGTTGAAACAAGCACAGGCATTTTGGTTACATACCGAAATTCCAATGCAAGGTGATTTAAAAGATTGGAATGAAAATCTAAATAAATCTGAAAAACACTTAGTTGGAAATATCCTCTTAGGATTCGCTCAAACGGAATGTGCAGTATCTGATTATTGGACAACTATGGTTACTAAGTGGTTTCCAAAACACGAAATTAAACAAATGGCTATGATGTTTGGTTCACAAGAAACCATTCACGCAACGGCTTACTCATATCTAAACGAATCATTGGGTTTAGAAGATTTTGAGGCTTTCCTACACGAACCTGCAATCGCAGAAAAGTTTGAATATCTCACCGCTACTTCAGCAGATTGGACACATGAGGATTTACAAAAAAATCCTAAAGCAAGAAAAGAAGTGGCTCGTTCATTGGCGATATTCTCAGCGTTTGCAGAGGGTGTATCTTTATATAGTAGTTTTGCTGTGTTGTATTCCTTCCAAATGAGAAATCTTTTGAAAGGAATCGGCCAGCAGATGAAATGGAGTGTAAGAGATGAATCACTTCACTCAAAAATGGGATGTCAACTATTCAGACATATGTGTGATGAATATCCTGAACTTTTAGATGAAGTTAGGGATGATGTTACTCAGGCGGCCAAATATATGGTAGAGATGGAACATAAGTTTATCGATAAGATGTTTGAGATGGGTGATTTGGAAAATATGAAAGCAAATGATTTAAAACACTTCATATCTAAAAGAGGTAATGAAAAATTAAAAGAATTAGGATATGAAGGTGTGTTTGAGTGGAATGATAAGAAAGCTTCTAATTTAGATTGGTTCTATCATTTGACAGGTGGAACAACACATACAGATTTCTTCGCAGTAAGACCTACTGATTATTCGAAGGCAAATGAAGGTGAAGATTTTAACGATATTTGGTAAAAAAAAGTTATGAAAAATTACGGTGAAAATTTAGGTTGGGAAATAGACGTAGATTTCCCTTCTTGGGCAAATACAGAAATCTACGTTAAAACGATATCAAAAGGATATCTCTTAGAGGGTGAAAAACCCAAAGATGCATATTGGAGAGTTGCAACAACAGTTGCTCGAAGATTAGGTAAACCTTCAATGGCTACAAAATTCTTTGATTATATTTGGAAGGGTTGGTTAAATCTCGCAACACCTGTACTATCTAATACAGGTACAGATAGAGGATTACCTATCAGTTGTTTTGGAATTGATGTTGCGGATTCTATTCAGGATATAGGAACTAAAAACTTAGAAATGATGTTACTCGCCAAACATGGTGGTGGAGTAGGTGTTGGTTTGAATATGATTCGACCAGCAGGTTCTAATATTACACAAAACGGAACATCCGATGGTGTTGTTCCATTTGCTAAGATTTATGATTCCACAATCCTCGCTACAAATCAAGGAAGTGTTCGTAGAGGAGCCGCATCTGTAAACTTAAACATCGAACATGAAGATTTTGATGAGTGGATTGAAATCAGAGAACCTAAAGGTGATGTAAACAGACAAT